CTTTATGCGTTAGGATAAGACCTAATGTTGCTTTTTTTTCCTCTGCCATCTGTATCTCCTTATACGAAATATTGAATTGAAAAGCCGTCATCACCAGTTGTTGATGTTGCAGCGTATTTTTTGTCTAAATAATATAGACCCTCATTGTCTGAACTGTTTGGTGTTTCATCTAACTTTAGTTTAGATGCAGTAATCACCCATTTAACTTTCCCACTATCTTTGTTATCTTTAATAGTTACAATCAGCTCTTTTGTAGTGCCATCGACTAGCTCATTAACATCGAAGTCATGGTCTGCATCTAAGTAGCCACCAATGTCAATAGTTGGTTGATATTCACTCATGTAAAACATGTTTGAACTAAAAGTCTTTCTGTGTGTAAGAGTTGAACTCATATCAAGACTTAACTTATCAGCCTCAATCGCAACACCAGCTACAGTCACTGAGCCATACAGTCCATTGTCATCAATTACAGACTTTGGTGGGACACTAGCTGTTGGAACTGTGAAAACTCCACTCACTTTTTCAATAAATACTGCTTTAATCTCAAATGTTAATTTGATAATCCCACCAGCATCCATTACACTTTTTAGTGAAGCTTTAGCACCAGCTGCTTTAAAAGTCATAGATGTACTAACTAAATCAATTGAGGCAGTTGAAGTGCTGTAAGTGTCAGGAGTAAATTTGTAAATTAATTCAGATGTTGGAATCCATTTTGTGGTATCTGTAAAATCAACCACATCTAAATCAATGCCAGTTTGCGCTGTTAGTGATTTATAAAAGACATCAACTACACCAACACCAGTGGAACCACTTGCAGCTGCAAACTTAACAACAGTATCAATTGCAACAGTTACACTTTGAAGAGCACCAGTCGTAGTAAAGTCTGGTACAACTGTTGTGAGTGTTCTTTTTAAACTAGAGATTGCTAAAAGAGTATCAATCGCACTACTATCAAAACTAGCCTCATTTAGTGGCAAGAACGTCTCAATTGTTAGAGGAAAGGTTGCAAATGGAGTAATAAACTCTTTGCGCTTTTCTCCACTATATTGTGATTTTGGGTCAATATCATGACTCACAAACTCAGGAGCTGGAGATATGTCACTATCTACAAAAATAGTTTTAGCAGTTGTCATATCGCTTTCGCGTTTGCCCTCAATCGTTTCGCCTTTTACTTTAAAGGCAAATCTAAGTCTCTCACTCATAACTATCTCCTAAATATCTTTCAACAACGTAGCTCGCTCCAAACTTTCTGCCTATAGAAATCATCTGAGTTTTATTAATGTCACCGCTGCTGTACGAAACAATTGCTTCAAATACTTCAGGTCTAACATCTGCATAAGCTTTTATTGCTGCACCTGTAACCTCTTTTTTATATTCTTCATCGCAACCTGTCATTAGCATTGCCATAACACCAGCCATTAATATTAAAAGTAACTTTTTAAGACTTCTCAAAACCTTGCTCCTTGTCTAAAGTTAAAAAATTTAGCACCATGACGGCGCACCTCAAGGTGATAAACAAATGCCCAAAACTCATAGTATGCACGCTTTAAGAATTTAACTTTTTTCTCAACGATTGAGTTTCTCATTCCCTTATAAAACTTGCAATCACGCTTTTTGCGCATAGCTTTGTTACCACCATAAAAATAACCCCAGTCATGTTCACCACAATCTTCACCAAATATAAAATCTGGAGGATTAATAAGTGAACCGCTTCCACCACACCCATTAGCAACCAGCATCTTTTCAATTACGCTTAGTTGTTTATATGGCTTATATGGTTCGCTTAATAGCTTCTCTTTTAGATCATCTAAATCAGCTTGAGTAATGTCATTTAATTTACTCACTTTTTCTCCTTTATGTAGTCTAGAATTTTCTGTAAAGAGCTATCAATACGCCCCATACGACTGTCTATATTTTTTAGTTCTACTGTGAAAAGCTCTTTAGAGACATATTGTTTAGCTGCTGTGTCTTTACTCAGCAATAAGTTAATGTTCTGTTGAACCATTCTTATTTCACCTAGGCTATTTTCCACATTCTTGTTTAACTCTTTGCGCTCATTCGTAAAACGGATTTCAAGCTTTTTAATATTTTCAACGTTTTGGTCACTCTCTAGTTTGAGTGTCACAAACGATGCTATTAGAAGCACTAGTAAACCAATGGCTTCTATGTAATCTTTTAAATTAGACATTTACACTTATTCTCCTCCTCTATGGCATTAAATTTCACTGTATATGCTAAATAGCACTATTTGTTATTAGATGCGCATTTTTTCAGAAAACAACGTTTGTAATCTAATAGCGTATAGAGGACGTACTCCTCTTGCGCGATAACGCATTAGATTTCAGGTGTTTTAAAGTCCTAAAATTCCCCGTCAAAACAAGGAAATCACGTGGGAGCACTAAATTCATTTCAAGAGGCACTGATTACGCGCGTGAGCCAAAAGGCAACTGCAAGAGTCTATAGAGGTGAGCTTAGTGACTTAGAGAACATTAAGAGCCTAGGAAATGATTTACCTTTAGTTTTAGTTGACTATGTAGGTGACCGTCACGAGGGAGCGTTAAAAAAATATGCGCGTTTTAACCTCTATATCGTTCACCTTGCGTACAACGAGAAAAAGCTAGAGACAAACACTTTAGGACTTCTTGATTTATGTGATGAACTTGATCTCTTACTTAGTGGTGAGAGCTTAGATAATAGTCGTCCAATCTCACTTCTTAGTATGCAAAAGATGTATGACGGAAAGAGTGGACGTGCTTATCTTAGTGCTTATGTGCGAACACTTGAAGCAAGAATTAATATTTAGGAGAACGGATGCCAATTGTATTAACGGACAATTTAATTGCTCTTAAAGAGGGCAAGCAAGAGAGGATAATAAAAACTGAGCTTGCACTTGTTGGCTCGTGGAAAGGTCATGTAAGTGGTATTTTTGAGATTACAGCAGCTGACTTAAACACAATTGTTGAGAACTTCAACGCTCAAAGTTTAAGGTTACCAATTGATTATGAACATATGAGTCTTTGGGGAGATAAGGCTCCAGCTGCTGGTTGGATTATTTCTCTTAGTATAGAAGATGAAAAGTTGATTGGTGATGTTGAATGGACGAATGAGGCTAGAGAGGAGATATTAGAGAAGAAGTATTTGTATCTCTCTCCAGTTCTTCAAGACAACACAATAGACCCAAAGAGCGGAAACAATATTGGCTGGACACTACATAGTGCAGCACTAACTAATAAACCATTCTTAGAAGAGCTTGCAGAGGTTAAAGCTGCAAAGAACAACCCACACCAAAAAAAGGAGAATACCGTGGAAGACAAAGACAAAGTTAAGCAGTTAGAAGATGAGTTAGCTAAAGAGAAAGCTGAAAATAAAACTCTAAAAGATGATGCAAAAGTAGCAGCTGACAAAGCAGCTGAAGCAAAAGTTGATGAGGCAATTGCCGCTAAAAAACTGCATCCTGAGCAAAAAGAGAGTGCATTAAAACTTTGTAAAGCAGATGCAGAAGCATTTGAGACAATGATTGCAGGTGCAAAGCCATTTGCAAAAAAGCCAGATAACGACATGTATCAAAATAGTAATGATGGTCATACAGATCCGAACGCATTAAGCGATGAAGAGATTAAAGCTGCAACAGGAGGAGCTTCATAATGGCAACACTAGAATCATTAACAAAAAGACCACCTCTGTTAGACGAGGTAGTAGTAGATAGATTTCAAACTGTGCAAGCTACTGTAACAGTTCCAGCAGTTGTAGCAGATGGTGATGAACACTTCATCGGTAAAGTAGTTCGCTCACTTGATGGTGGAGCTACATATGAAAAGTTAACTGAGACTGTTTGGGCTGGAGCAGAAGCTGCTGCAGATGATATTGTTTTTCATAATGGTCATCTTTGGAAGTCACTAGCTGCTACTAATTCAGTTGAGCCTAGTACTGATCCACTAGCATGGGAAGACCAAGGTATTTGGGATGCAAATGGTATTTTAATTCAAAATATCGATGTTACAGGTAAAGCGGTTGTGCTAGTTACTGGTTCAGTTAAGAAGAGTTATCTGCGTAGCTTTGAAGCATCAATGCAGTTAGCTCTTTTTCAAAATAAAATTATATTAAAGTAGAGGGGATATTATGGCAATTACAGCAGAGCAAGTAGAAGAAAAATGGGGTGCAAAAAATTCAACTAAAGTTATTTCTCAGATAAAAGCTACAGAGACAGATCTTTTAGATGAGTATTTCTTGCCAAACTCTGAACCTAAAATGGGTAACACCGTTACTATTAAAATTGAGAAAGGTGCTGGTCTAATTTTAGCCTCAGTCGCTCCAAATGCTGAACACCTTGTAGTTGATAGACCTACGGTATATGAGTTAAATATTACACTGCCTCGTTTTCCTTTGGAAAATGATATTGATTCATCTACATTAAATGAGGTTAACTCACTAGATGAGAAAGAGCAACCAGTACAGTTAGCTGCAGAAATTGGAAAAATCCAAAAAGAGCATAAACTTAACATCGATACAACACTTGAATATATGTCAACTGGTGCATTTTTTGGAAAGATTATGGATGGTGCTGGAAATATATTATTTGATTTTCAATCAGCTCTTCCAGCTATTGAATTTAAAACTGGTAAAGATTTAATTGTTTCAATCAATGAAATTGATGATGCGATGGTCGCTGAACTTGGTGAAAATCCAGGCTGGGATGCAAAGTGTAGTCGTGCTTTCATGACAAAGGTCGCATCACTTGCAAAAGCAGAAAATCTGTTTACAGATAAACAAGCTGAGTGGGCTGGTGAGGGTAAAGATCGTGCACTTATCGTTCATGGAGCACGATTTGAGCCATATGTAAAATCATATAAAGACATTGAAGGAAATACTAAAGACTTTATTGAGACAGGCTTTATGGCAGCAATTCCAAAAAGTAAGCGTATCTATAAATTCTACTATGGTAGAGCTAATCATACTCAAGCTGCTACAAGCAGACCATCACTTTACTTTTCAACTACTGAAAAGCTTCCAAAAGGTCGTGGTATTGCAGTACTTAGTGAGACTAAAGCAATCCCTGTTTGTGTTAACCCTAGCGCAATCATTCGTGGGACACAAGCGTAGCCTTTTGGCTGCGTTTTCTAAGGGTCTAAAATGATTATCACACAAGAAGATTTAGAAAAAGAGGTTGGAACTCAAGCACTGTTAGAACTTACTGATTTAAACAATGATAGTACTTTTAATCAGTCTGTTTTTGATGATGCTGTAAGTGATGCACTCTCTTTTATTGAGTCTTTTTTTGATTTACCAACTTTGCCCTCAAAGCTACTTGAAAAAATAGCAGTTGATTTTACTCTTTACAACCTACGAGAAAAGCATGGCTTAAATGATGATATTACAAAAGAGCAGCGTAAAACTAATGAGCGATATTTAAGAGATATGTCAAAAGGAAATATACGTAAAAGTCTTGAAGAGAGTAGTGAGCAGATAACTAAAAAGAGCGCAGCAGCGTTTCGTCATAGTACTACAAGAATGGACTTAGGAGGCTTCAATGACTAAAGAGGGCAAGGTACATACTTCACGAGCACTTTATGTGAGTGGTCACAATACAGATGAGATAGCAGCAATCATGGAGGTCTCAAAGCGTACTGTTCAAAACTATAAATCTGAAGATACAAATGATTGGGATGAGCTAAGAGCAGCGCGTTATATTGGTGATGATAAAGATCATGAACTGCTACATAAAAACTTCTTTGGCTATATGGACGCAACTCTAAGAGAGATTAGAAAGGCAGAAGATATAAGTAGTTCTGAGCGAGTAGACAAAATCGCAAAGCTTGCTGATTCAGTCTTAAAGATGCAAAGAGTTGCAGGTTGTGAAGACCCAGAAACTTATAAGCATGGGCTCATTAAAGCAACAATAGTTCGTCTGGTAACTTGGCTTACTCAAGCTGGTATGAGTAATGAATGCCTGGATCTACTTGCAAATACACTTCATGACAAACAAAAGCAGTTAGCAGATGTTTCAGCTAGATAAAGATGAGTTAACTGAGCTAATAGCAAAAGCTAGGCAGAGCGAAGGTGATGAAGAGGCTCAAAAGATTAGCCGTAGAGAGTTTGAGAAATGGCTAGAAGATTTTACATTTGATTTAAAAGAGACAATTAGAGGTAATGATGCACTGCCACTTGAACTAAAAGATGAAAGAGTTGAAAAGTCACGCATTAATTTTGATTATTTCAGACACACATATTTTAGTCACTACTATTTCCTTGAGGGAAAATCTGTACTTCAAGAAGAACTTGAAGAGATTTATCACCGTATTGTCTCAAAAGAAGAAATTGGTCTTGAATTTGCATTAGCTGCTCCTCGTGGTCATGGAAAGAGTACTGATGTCTCACTTGTATTTATCATTTGGGTTATTGTTTTCAAACTCAAATATTTTCCAGTAATCCTTTCTAACGCAACTGAGCTTACTGAGATGCTCATTGAATCAATAAAAGCAGAGCTAGAGGAGAATGTAAATCTAAAACAGGATTTTCCTCATGCAACTGGAGTTGGCTCAACATGGAAAATTGGTGACATAGTTACAAAAAATGGTGTGCGCATAAAAGGTTATGGTAGTGGTAAAAGAGTACGTGGTATCAAGCATGGAATTCACCGTCCAGATTTGGCAATATGTGATGATTTAGAAGATGATGAGCATGTAAAAAACAGAGACCAAAGAGATAAGATGGAGAACTGGCTAGATGCTGCAATTACAAACTTAGGTAGTGCAGATGGTAATTTAGACATTCTCTACATCGGTACAATCTTACATCGTGACGCTGTTCTTGCAAGAAAGCTAAGACTTAAATACTGGAATCCTAGAATCTTTCGTGCAATTATTCAATTTCCTAAGCGTATGGATTTATGGGAAAAATATACAGCAATATATAATAATCAAGGCGTAAAAGAGGCACATGACTTTTATCTTAGTGCGAAACCTGAGATGGATGAAGATGCAATAGTATTATGGCAAGATGCTGTCCCTCTTGAAACTCTAATGAAAAAACGTGCAAAAAACAGAGCTGCTTTTAATAAAGAACTTCAAAATAATCCATCATCTGAGACAACTAAATTTAAACGTGAGAATATGCACTGGTGGAGGCATCTTCCACAACGATTAAAGTTTTACGGTTGGTGTGACCCAGCTGGCAATGGCAAAAAGAGTGATTTTACAAACTTCACAATTTTAGGAGTTGATTTAGAGTCAGGACGTGCTTATGTGGCTGAATCTATAAATGAGGTTATAAGTTCAGAAAAAATCATAAATAGAGCTATAGAGCTACAAAGACAATATCGCTGCACAGTATTTGGGTTTGAGACAAATGGCGGACAATTTCACCTAAAGAACTGGCTTTTAAAAGAGGCTGGCAAACAACAAGTTCATATGCCTGTACGTGGTGTGCATAACACCATGCCAAAAAATGAGCGAATAGAGATTTTAGAGCTTCCAATACAAAATGCGTATGTTTTACCACATCCATCTCAAAAGATATTAATTGAACAACTAGAGGACTTTCCAGAGGGTCTGCATGATGATGCACCTGATGGTTTACATGGTGCATATAGTCTAAGTCGCATAGGTAAGAAAATATCACGCAAACCAAGAACAAATTACAGAAACAGCAGGAGAGGCAGAAGATGATTAATAAACTAGGAAAGATGTTTGCTAACAAGGTTGATAAAAAAGAGAAAACCAAAAGAACGGTAGCAGCTGCTCCAAAAGCAAATCTTTTAACTTCAGTACTTAATGATTTACCAGTAAAAGAGGCTTGGCTTGATGAGCGTGAAATGAGTAGAATCTTTCGTGATGGTAGTGTTATATCATCATCAGGTATTCGTAAGTCTGCGGTGCTTAGAAAAAGTTTATATATTAACTCTCAAGATGAAGATATGGCAAATAGTTTAAAAGACATCTTCAAGCAGAAGCTAATAAGAAAGTTTTTAGATACACCATATCAAGGCTTTTCAGTTTTTGAGTTGAACTGGTTTGAA